CCGCGGTTAGCCCAATCAGCAAACATAAGGTTTAAAGAACGCTTTGCAGTCTTCAGATCATAACCTGTACGAACTTCCAAGCCGCAACGCTCAAAAGCCTCTTCGATGTAATCAGCTACATCTAGTTCAAAATCTTTAGACCCTGATACAGTCATTTCTTCTTCCTTTTAAGGGATTTAACCCTTTTTGGCTTGCCAGCAGGCTGTCCAAGACGTTTCTTTTGAGATATTCTACTACTCTTTTCAGCAGATGTCATCTCTGAAGCTGTCTTTGGCGTTTTCGAACTTACACGCTTGCTAGGCCGACAATATGGAGTGCCGCGCTTTTCACCCTTTTTACGCCCACAGGCTTTGCCTGTACGAACGTCTTTCCAGTCTTCTTTAAACCAGCGTTTGAGTGCAGCACCCTTTTTTGTCTTTCTTACAGCCATTAGCTTTTCTTCGTCACTTTGCGGCGACTAGACATCACCTTTCCGCAACCATTTGCGACCACTTCACCACCTTTTATCATTCGACGCACTGGGCGCTTGCGGAAGTCATTAGATGGCATAATAGCGCCACCCATTGCTTTTTTAACAGGCTTCTTTTTGCTTTTGTTGCCCCAGTTTTTAGCACCTACTTTTCGGCATTTAGCGATTGCGCCGCTTGCGTATGCGCTTGGAAAAACCTTGTACCTTGCCTTTACCTTTCGATAACACGCGTCCTTTGGCATTTTTCTTCCTCTTCATAGGAGGCTTGCTAACCTGCTGCCTCATCTGTGAGCGGCCTATAGCCATTTAACACTTCCATCTTTTTCTGGCCTGCCGCAGACGAGAATTCGGGTTTTTTGCCGCTTTTGGAAACTTTTTCATTTGCCCAGCCGAACGTGCGCAGTATGATTTACGCCGTTTAGCATCTTTACTGCCTTTTTTTACTTTACCAGTAACCGCCGTTTTTAATTTAGAGCCGGGATTTTTACGGCGATAAGCTTTTACGCCAGCTTTAGTCATTCCCGCCCCAGACTTTGTGGGGCGGAAATTTTTCTTGTTTCGTTTTGGCATTTCGCCTTTTTTAGATTTAGCCATACTCTTTCCGCATAGACATTATAATTGTGTAAGTGTCCGCGCTTGTGTGACCAACTGTTGTGAAAAGAACATCTCCGTCCTTGCCAGTTCCAGCATTATTAATTAAGCCACCAAAGGCTGTATAGTCATGATTCCCACTTTGGTTTTCACCCAATTCTATACAAAATACATTGGTATTTGCGTTCCAAAGAATTTGAACTTTCATACCAATACACTGCCACCAAATTTTTTCGATGACAACTCCAGTACAAGCTTGACCACGAGCATTAGCAACAAGTGCGCTAACATCTACTTTAACAACCTCAGACTCACCTGTCCCATCAGAAACATTGGTAAATTTTTGAACGACCATTTTTTCGCCATCCAATATGGTTTGTGTAGCTACAGCATCAGCCATACTAGCCTCCTATTACGCTAAGTTATTGTTTTGAGCGTATAGAATAGTAAAACGAACCAAACCCGCATTTGTTGCTGCTGAAGCAGTTACAGTCAAACGAATGTCTGCTGTGCCTGTATCTTGCCATGCTAACGCCGCACCTGCTTGTGTAGTCGGATATTTGCGTCCTGCATCTGTTCCACTCGCAAAAGTGTTAAGAATTGTTGCCGCACCGCCAACAGTATCGCCAACACTCAAGTTGGTTGTAGCATTCGCCGCAGTAATTACATCAATTACGCAGTCAATAATTTGTGAATTCGCAGGAATCACAACGTCTGTTACAGACGCAGCTAATGCTCCACCAGACAAATCTGCTGAAAAAGTTTGTGACATAACAACCTGACCAACATTGGCAATGTCAGAACCAAGTGTGGTGCCTGTTGTGTTTTTAATTGTTCCAGCCCTTATCGGGCCTGAAAAAGTTGTAGTACCCATATCAATCTCCTGTCTGGGTTAAGTCAGTCGCCCAATGCGACTGTCAGGGATGGCATTACAATAACACAACCAATAAAAAAAGAAAGGGGCTACCGAAGTAGCCCCAGTCCAACAGGGAGGAGGAGTAAATGAATACTCACAGCCCTTATAGCATAAATTACGCTCCGGGGGAACCGAAAACGCAACGTGGGTCTGAAAACCCAAAGCTGTAACGCTCACGCGCCTTAAAGCGCATGTTGCCTGTGTCGAAGTCAGCTTCCATGTTTGTCCGCATTGGCGAACGCTCAAAGTGCTTAAATCCGTTAGGCGCGTCAGTTTTGATGAAGAACGCATCTGGGTCTGTCAAGAAGTGGTTAACAGTGTAACCCTCTGGAAGCATGCCCATGTTGCGAATGGCGTTTACATCATTATCGGCTGTGCCAACACGCAATGTTGATTCCAGCAAGCGATCTGCAACGAATTGCAGTTGTGGTGGAATAACCATTTTTGTGCCACGCAGAGCAATAATCATATTGCGCTCATCTACGAAGGTTGAGATATCAATCAGCGCATTTTCCAACGAAGTTTCGTTGAGATCAGCCGCTGTTGATGGCTCATTGCGGAAAGTACCGCCACCTGAAAGTGGGTGCGCAGTTGAGCAAAGCTCAACACCGTCACCACCAGCGAAGTTAGCATTAAACGCGTTGTTCAATACTGATGCCGCTTTAACCTGCTTAGTGTGTGCCATAGAACGCGCAAGCGCTTTCGTATAACGAGCACCAAGACGGTCATACAGGTTGTCTTCGATTGCTTCTTCGGTCAATGCGAATGCGAGAGCAACTGTTTCGTGTGAATAACGAGCAGTGTACGCTTCATTTGCATTGTCGAACTCTACACCAGAACCTTCGGATTTTGTGGGAGCATTCCCAAATCCGACGAGCATCACTTCTTCTTCAAACGCACGGTCTGAAGATTCAGTGTCAAATATTTCCGCATGTTGATTTTCATAGCGGTCATATTCCATGCCGAACAGAGCGTTAAGACCCGGTTCTAGCTCCTTAACGAGTTGTGAACGTGAAATAGCCATAACTCAGTCTCCTTATGCTAGACCCGCAGTGCCAGCACTGAACAGGTGATTGTTGATTTTTACGATCACATTAGTGTTCGCGGTGGCTACATCGCTATTCTCAGGGTCTTGAGAAATGTCGATTGCTTTCAGTGGAAGACCAGCAGTCGTCGCACCAGTTGTGACATCTAGCTCAGTGCGAGAATTACCACTTACGGTACTTCCTGCCGTTGCGTCAACAATGTCGAAATTGCCAAACAAATCGGCTACAGGGAATGCAGCGTCAGCTTGGATTTCAAAGGTTGCGCTTGGGTCATCAATGACATTTGCGAAAATATCTGTCCCAGTTGCACTTGCAGGCCAGTAGTTGGAATAGATTATATCCCCACTAGAGTCCACATATGAACAGCCATTAAAAACGCCCAAAATCAAATTTGTAGCGCCTGCTGGAGCACGAGTGATTGTTCCATTGGTATCGACTATAACTAAGTCGCCTTGGAAAATACTCGTACCGTAGCCAGAGGCAATACGATAACGATTCTGTCTTTGTGAGCTTGTGCTCGTTTTGATTGGGCGAAGGCCGAAAGCAGCGTCTTGATTAGACATCTTTACTCTCCTTCAGAGGCTCCGCGTCCTTTCATTCCAAAGGATACGGAAGATTTGCGTTGCGGAGCAAGCTTAGGCATGGCTGAATTGTTTTCACGCATCCAGTCACGATCCACTGCATCCAGTTGATTTTGAGAAACACCTTGATAGTGTTTATTCCGCTGATCAGCCATTTCGACGGGGATACGAGCGAGAACAAGACCACCAACACCAATGATGCCAGCGTTTCGTCCCTCATCTACTACAGGCCCTACATATTCAGGATACTCTTCAGCGCGAACGAGGTCCCAGCCTTCTTGCCGTTTCTTGTGAACGTTAGTTTTATCGTCAAATTCCATTACGGATTCACGAATCCAACGGTGCTTATAACCGAGGGGTGCTTCAGGAGCTTCCAAGGCAGAACCGGGTCGCCATTCCATTGAACGCTCTGTGCGCTCCCGCGTAGTTGATTCGCGTGGTGTCCGATTAGCCATATCAATTTCTCCTGTTTTGCTCTAAACGAGCTACTTCTTTTGCGTAACGATCTAACGGAATACGCATTTTTTTGGCAAAAGCCACTTGACCGGGTGTTAGTTCCACCGACTTTTTCCGCCCTGATTTTACAGACCGTCCATTTCCAGACGCTGGAGCAACAGTCTGGGCGTTAGACCGTTTCTCCGTAAACTTATGAGGCATTTCTTTTCGCATACGAGAGTCGATTTCTTTGTAATAATCTTCAGTCGTAGGATCAAAGTCTTCCTCTAAAACTAACTGTTCATGAATGGCTTGAGCCGCACGAGTCATAATGCGATCTGATCCAAACCACTGATTTTTGTCCATCCACTTTTCCAACTTAGGATCACGTTTAGGTGCTTCCTGCTGTGGAGGTGGGGCATATTGCTGTTGTTGCGGCTGTTGAGCTTGCTGCACTTGCTGGTCTTGCTGTTGAGCATCATTATCACGAGCTATTTTAGCTTTTTGTGTGCTAACCTTGTCTTTAGCAACTGCAATTTTAGCTAAAGCCTGTTGAGCTTTCGCGGCTCTCTCGTAATCTCCAGCCTCATTAGCTTCTTGCAGAGCACGAATGGCTTGCTGCTCTTGAGCATTTAGGCGACCTTCAGCCTCATTGTTGTATGCCCCATTAAGCTGCTGCAAACGACTTTTCATTTGCTCGTTCTCAGCCTGCATTTGTTGAGCATACTGAACGGCAGCTTGAGCTTCCTCTGCTGCTTGCTTACGCTTTGCTGTTAATTGATTGATTCGACGCTTTACAGAATCACTGTAACTGTCTAACTCATCATCTTCTGAGTTTTTTTCCTGAACATTTGTTCGGGTTTCTTCTTCATCATCAGAAGATACTTCAATATCTTGATCGTCTTGATCATCATCAAGCTCAATTGAAGTATTGCTTTCAAGCTCTTCGCTTTCACGAATTTCTTCAGACATAGCCATTTTCCTTGCTCTCCGTTACCTTATACATACGAAATGTCTTTTGGGTCAAGGATCGTAGCGATAATGTTATCGTCATTTATGATACGAACCTCAAGACCTTCCACTTTGAACCTGTTCCCACTATATCTTCCTATAAGAACCCAGTCTTTCTCATTGCACCAAGAACCATTTGGGAACTTCTGGGGGTCCATATAGGCATCAGGGCCTAATTTCACGACATAAGCTGCTACCGTAGCAAAAGATTCACGCTCACGAACCTGATCAGGAACGATAATGCCGCCTTTTGTCTTTTCACTAGGGTAATAAGGGATGATAAGAAC